TCAATGTCAGAATGTTGAGTTGCCCCACTATGGAATGACATGAAGTTAAAGATATCACCAGTCTCTACATAGTGCTTCATCATTTGATACCACAAACGTAAAGCACGTGTAGAATCGGAAGCATTAACCAGACTTGGTTCTTCGTCCCACTTTCCCTCGGAGGAATACTCTTCCCACCAATTAGATTTGAATTCTTCTGCGTCTTTTCTTGAGAAGTATTCAATGTTGCCGAGACGTTCTCTTTCCCTGAGAACAGTATTACATTTACCTTTGATCTCCTGTGAAGAAAGACCTAGGTCTAGTTGAGTTAGGTATCTAACCATACGATCCTTTAAACCAGTTAAAGGATAGGTTGCGAAACGTTTTCTTAGAAGTTCTAAGATTTCTTTTTCAGTGATAACCTTTTGTCCTGTGCCCCTATTAGCTACAGCACGGAAGTCATCTATCGCGTCCTGTAATGTTAACTGGAACTCAGTAGGATTATCCCTAAAGTATGGGACTACAGGTAGACGTTTGTACCCTTGTCTTCCGAATTCTTTGACTCGGTTAAACCAATCCAAAAGTTGTACTACATATTCCACATCTGGATTTGGGTCTATGTATACAGCACAAAGTGGAACTGATGTCTTAAGACCTTTAGAGACATCACTCTCTAGTCCGTCTTGATCACCAGTTCCACCCAGTCTTATTGAATTGTTTTCTGTGCCATCAGCATTCTTTAATCTGATGTCACTGATGTCTATCCAAAATGGTTTTCCGTGACCCCATCCTGGTACATCGTAATAGTATGTGTCAGTTCTAGTAAGAGCATTAAGTATCTCTTCTTCTCTGACAGAAGATATGTTCTTTATGTCGACAAATCTTCCAAGCACTTCTGCTAGTGGTTTCATTGTGTAGTTGTTGTAGTCTGCTAGAAGCAGTGTACATCTTAATCATAACATATGATTTTAGAATGTCAAGCTCACTATATTATTCATCTTTTCTTTGTACCTACTCATGTATGGTTCAATCATATATGGCATGTATCTCCTCTTTGACATTGAGTATTGTAGATATGTGTAATCAAACTGATATCTATAGCATAGTCTATCCTTAGTGCTACCTAACCTCCTATGCTGTACAATACTATTGTCAAATATTATTAGGTCATCATCATTCTCCCACCAGTAATCATAAGTATAGTTTGCTAGACCCCATTTCAGATCATTTAAAAATCTTGTAGAGTCTGACTTACTCATACCCTTGATACCTGTAACAGTATTGTATGGAAAATGGAATCCTTTTATACCCGCAGGACTTTGTATCACCAGAGGTATCTCAGTGTCTGGTTCTGGGCACATGTTTTTATATAATAAATTATTCTCACCCTCTACGTTTATCTTTCCGTCTTGAAAATTATGGATCAACACCATCTCATCTAGTTCACTACGAAAACTTTCACTAAGGCTATAGTAGTATGGTGCGGTTACCATAAATCCAGTAGCACTGTCCGTCATACCATGATCCCCAAGGAGTGCCACGCCAGGTGTGAAAGCTATATCACCACTCTCGTTGCTATGCCATTGTAGCTCTCCATGAGCAAACAAACCTGTACCGTCACCACAAACTCTTAGGATAGCACCATCCGAGTTACCACCTATCTTATCGTATTCTTTTAGTATTGCTTTCTCATGGTCAGTTACCTTTGAACTATCCATGAGTCTATGTCTATCTTTGTTTGCCCAAGGATACTTGGCAAAGAGAGTAGCAGCATAGTTCTGCCTATCTCTTCCCCATGCTCTCATCAACTTATGAAAATGTTGTCTCTTAAGTCCAGTCTTACGTATAATCATGACAAGCTTCTTCATATGAAGCATGCCAAGTTCTTTCCACTCCTCTCTACTGAGGTGTTGGAAATCTAAATCATCTACAAATACACCATAACCTCCTAGGTTAGGTATGTCACTAAGTTTTCTTTTTCCCAATGTTATACTTGGACTCTAAGTTCCATCCACCTTTGTCCTTGTAAGATAAAACTTTTATCTGACTAAGTGGAGCTACATCTACTATTGTATCAGGTTTTTTAATAGTAATCAAACCCCAGTCTGATAGCAACTGGATGATTCTATTACGACGTTGTACATCATTCAATGATAAGTTTGCTGACTTACCATCAAGTGCGAACAACTCTTTAAAATGTACGATATAATACTTGCCTTGCTTATGAAGTATGTGACATGATTGATATAACTTCTTTTCTTTCCTAGAAGCTACACCTATCCTCGTTAGCGTTTCTCTTACCTTTAAAAAATCATCTGGTTCACTCAAGTTTACTTCTATCATTTGATCAGGTGTCCACTTGACTTCCTGCTCAGTCAATGAAGCGGTCATTGTCTTCCTCCCTTTTCATGTTTTTTACGAATGTATTCAAGTTGGGTGTTGGTGAGAAGACTTACTGCGATCTTCGCTTTTTCATTACTATATCCATAGTGTGCTTTGACCAGATCCAGATTATCAATCTGTTCTTTCTTCAACCAAGGTGTAAAACGTTTACGTTTTCTCAAACTATTTAGCAAAAAGTCATACTGAAGACGTTTGTCCAGATGACCATTAAGATTCATAGCATTCGCAAATAGTATACTATCGACATGTCCTGAGAGACATCTGTTAATAATATAAGGAGGGTAAGATTTAATACGATCAGGATCATCAACATACATATGTTCTTTGGTATTGTTGATAGACGAAAGTATTTCTGAAAGATCACTACTCATATCCAAGAAGGTTTGCGTGATGGGTCACGTAAGTAATTAGTTGCGACCCAAGGTTTAGATGCGATATATTTTTTGTAGGCAGTAAAGATATCAATAGTCTTATCATACTTGAATTGATCAGGACCTGCGAATGTAAATGTCTCTGGTGTATGCTGATAACCAAACGGTATGATACTTTGTGCCTCTTCTATTGTCTTTTGACAACTATGAATCTTATTATATCTATGTGTGTATTCTTGACATAATCCTAGACCATGAGCAACTAACCACCATGTATTGATAAGTGATTCGTTTGCCCAGACAGTACAAGGATGATTGCGAAAGGCACCCTTTTCTGTCTTGTATGCTTGACCATCAATGCGGTGAAGATCTCCATAACCATGACCCCACTTCTCAGAACATACGATAGATAACATCTGACATGTTTCTAGTGGCATCTTGACAACATGTTTGTCAGGTAATACCTGAGCAGAGACATATGGTGATGGGTCTGTTACAAAGATATTCATTCGTTAGATCTCCATTGTTTTCTCATTCTAACATACGTGTCATTTTTGGCAACAATATCTCTTACTCTCTTAAATACTTTAGCAGACTCAGCATATTTACACGTATCATGATCTGGTTCTTGGGGTCGTACATTTCCTTCATCATCATATTTCTTTCCTGTGTGATGATTGGCATATCGCCTTGATCTAGTCCATCCCATCTCTAAAAATTTACGTGCCATATCCATACCGATGAAATCTTTTTCATCACGATAGTCTAGGTACATACCAAAGATATGGTTAGCAGATTCTACTGCTTCGGTAGGGGTCTTGAATCTCCAATGAGCACATATATCGTTAGTATAAGGGCGAACCAATAGAACTCCTTGCTCTCCCCTTCCAATACGATAAAGTTTACGAGTCTCCTCATCTGTAAAATCAAGTCTTTTATAATCGAGGTCATAATCAAATTCTTTCATTACCAGTTTTTAGCGTGAGTATTTACTTCGACTGGTATGTCAGTCTCTACATGATTGTGCTCGATGTTTTCTATGTTAATATGTTCTAGAGCATTAGCTATTCTTTCTAGAGCATTAGCAATGCGAGAGAAGTCAAGGTCGTTCATAATATAGGAGGATTGTGAGAGAACTTTTTGTAGTCGGGAGCGAAGTTCATCGTTAGAGTCAATCTTCTGCTCTCAGTATCATTATACCCAGTCTTATGGCGAAGCCAATTAGGAAAAAATACAACGTCACCTTCTGTAACATTAATTCTTCTCCATGGAGAGTTGCCTGATATAGGTTCCGCTGCTCTCACAGTTGTCATAGGATCATATATCATTAGATCTCCAGAGTGTTCTGGTTTTAATATGTAAGCGGTACATGTTAGACCCACACCATGATGATGTTCATCAGTGTAGTCCCACTTATAGTGTTCATTATACCATGAGTTAGATATAAAATGTGGATACAAATCATATCTCCATGCGGTGCGAAGATATTCCATCTTCTGTTTTAACCACACAATATATTTTGCGTTAGCTTTTAAATTGTGTGGATAAGCATTACTAGGTTTTAGTATCTCATATAGATCAGCAGTTGACTTACCACCTTCTTCTAATGCTGAGTCAACATTATATTGATCAACCAAATCAAATAGACCATCAGCAATTTTTATTTGTTCTTCTTTGTCCC